GTGCTATCACCGGACGCTTGCTGTTGTTGCTGCTTTTGCTTGAGCATCTCATACACTTGCGCCGAGTCCATGCCACGATACTGCTCGTCATAACAACCCACAGTGAGTGCGCCTGTCATAGTTGCAAAGCCATCGTTCTTGTTGTCATCAGCAATCTTGAGATTGATAACGTAGTCACACGCGACATTGGCAAGCTGCGGGTTCTCCTTGTACAGGTGATGCCATGTAGTCAGGTGACGGTACAGCTTGTGATAGCACTCATGCAGTATGAGAAAGCGGAACTCTGCATCGTTCAGCTTGTCAACAAACTCACGCCCATACACCTCGTCACGTCCGTTGGTATACGCAGTCGGTGTGGTGTCACAGATACGCTTGTCACCTATCATTAGAATACCAGCGAGCGCGACATACTTGGGATTGCCCATGATATCGACAACGGCTTTTGACAGCCGTTGCTCCGTGGTAAGTTGTTTTCCTATGGCTAACATAGTCTTGTTCCTTTCTGTTAGTGTCGCACTAACGCTTGTCAGCGGCGAACATGTAGTTGTTCTGCATAGCCCACTCGGTGAACTTCTTGTTGGTCATGACCATAGCTTGCTTGGAATACTTGGGCGCACGTACACCGTTGGCGAACATACCCTGCGCTTCCTTGTCGAGCCGTACCATGTAGTCCATCCACTGGTTGACCCACTCTTTGTCCAAAGATGCTAAGGTACGATACACAACCATACACACGGCGCTGGCAGAGTCAGGCACCTTGGCAGTCTTGGGGTCTTGCTTGATAGACTCAAGTGACGGTAGCTGGTCAGCCAGCTTGACAAACGCCATCAAGTCCATCGCGCCACGCTCACCGATAGTACCCATGAGCATCGCAGTGGTGGTCTGGTCGTCTAGTCCGTCACGTACTTTGAGTATATCGGAAGCCGCTTCCAGCGAGCGGGGTGTAACAAACGCGGCTCTCTGTTGCTTGGGATGGTAGATGTACGGATTCTCGTCGGGGTCTTTGATGTCCTCGAAGCTGTAGAAAAGCTGCGGGTTGTCTTTACACCAGCCAAGTAACGTGTGGTCGATCCCATTGTTAATCCCCCATTCAATCCATTCCATGTTGCTCGGCTTGCGTGTCTGCACAACCGTCATTCTGTTCCGTGCGTGTGGTGGTAGTAAGTCACCAACACCCTCTGAGCCTTTGTTAGTCGTAGCAAACACAATGCTGTCAGGGTGCAGCGCGTACGAACCGATCTTACGCTCCAGTATAACTCGTAACAGTGCGTTCTTGACTGCGGGGTTAGCTTTGCCAAACTCGTCAATCATCAGGATTATGGGCTTGTTGTTGTGTACGCCCAACTCCTCGTTGGTGAGATATGTGACATAGCCTGTACCGTCATCAAGCCGCGCAAGGTTAGGTATTGATATGTCACCCAAGTCCTTGGTGGTACAGTCGAAGTAACACGGTATGTGGTTCGGTAACTCTGTTGCCAGAGTTGTAAGTAGTGACGACTTGCCTGTACCCATGTCACCCTGCACCAGCATGGTACGCTTTGTACCTGTGTGCTTGATGGCGTTAGCTACTTGGTCGAGTCCGAGTGCGTACATCTGTACGGCTGAGTTGTTTGTAGGCATAACTTAGTTCCTTCTCTTCTGGTTGTGTTAGTGTCTCACTAACAAGTTACACGTCCAGTGATGGCAACGACTTGATAACGTCGTCCACTGTGCGTTTGGTTTCGGCGCGCAAGTATGCGTCCTCGCGCAAGGCTTCTGGTGTGACACCGCGTAGTGCCTCGTCCAGCTTCATCTTGAGTGCGGTCATCTGCGTGTCGCCTGTCACGTTACACACATCAAGAAGTTCCACGATGTCGATGACGTTAGTCACCAGCGTGTCACGAAATATCTTCTTCTGCTCGTGGTCAGCGTAGTCCAGCCGCTCCGACATAGATGTCAGTGCTTTGTATGCACGTTGCCACACGTCGTTCATCGCAGTCTGTAGCTGCGTACTGTAATATGTTTCGTAGTGTGACTTGACGTTAGCCATAGCCTCGTTGCCAATGTCGATACGGAAGTCACCAGCGTCAGGCAGCGGAATATAGTTGAGCCGGAACCCAAACTTTGTGCGTATCTTGTCACCTGATGGATACTCGTCCATGTTGAACAAGTCACCCAGCTTGGCTTGCGCCTGCATAATCTCCCAGTCGTATGCACTCATAAACAAGTCAACAAGACGTTCAAACTCGTTCTGGATGTCGGTCATGGTCTGGTGATACTTGAAATATTGTGCTGTCGGTAGCAGCCGCATACCTGTATCTGACCACGGCATTGTCATGCTGTAGTGCAGGTTACGTGCGTTAGCTACAAACTTCTGTACCGCGTCTAATTCGGCGCAGTCACCGAGCAGCTTCTTGTTTACGTTGGCGACACCGGATGCAGCGTGGTTACTTGTGGTAACTTCTTTAGACGCTCTCTTGTCCAGCTTGCGGCCAGTCCACGTAGAAACTGATAGTTCGATGAGCATTGCACTAGAACCGATGCTTGGTGCGGTCAGTTCTGGAGTTTGGTTTGGTGTGCTTGTTAGTGCTTCACTAACATTTTGTAGTGTGGTTACGTTTTGCATAACGTGTCCTTTCATTGTGCGCCGTGGCGCGTTGGTGTTAAAAGCGGAATCTCTTAACATTTTCTTAGTATAACAGAATACGAGAAGATGTCAAATGATGACAAAACGTGTTATTTTGTGTGTTTGGCTGGTGATATGTGTAATGTTCTTAATTGTTCTGTTTTGTAGGAAGTTATGTATTTGAAAAACTTGGAATGTTCTAATGTTCGGCTTTTTAAAATTACTATCGGACTTTTCTTTGAGAGGACAAAAACGAACATTAGGGGAGTGAGATTTAGGGCAGGTAAAATGTTGGATAGTAATATTTTTAAAAACGAACATTATATATATATATTATAAAACTTAACTAAACTAAACAATACAGCAAAACTTGATAGGCAAGTATTGGCACATATTGCTAGCTATTGCCACCACCGCGCACCAGAGCATAATGTACGCACATTGCGAAAAAAAAACGAACATTACGGAACATTACCCCCCTTTTTTAGAACATTGCTTATTTATCAATAACTTATTACAGAACATTATAAAATGTTAGTGGTGCACTAACACGTCAAGGCTCAACGCGGCTCCGAGAACTGGTTTCATTTGTGTTAATTTGTGAGGGTGCGGTTGGCTCAACGCGGCTCCGAGAACTGGTTTCAATCTGTTAGTGTCACACTAACGCGTTTAGCTGTGCCGAATGTGTTGGCGCAACGCGGCTCCGAGAACTGGTATCGGTTGCCCCAGAATTTAGGCACAAAAAAAGGCAGGGAATAAATCCCTGCCTGATAACTAATTAGCACGCCTTGTCATTAGTAAGCCCATCCCCATGATTGCCATTGAAACCAATATCCAGATGACGTGAATCATAACCCATATCCAAGGCCAAGGTGACTGGATATTTTCTTCTATTGATACACCGGCAACGAAAAACAACATGCCGAACACAAAAACGATATAGCCAAATAACTTCATTATCTTTTCTCCCAGTAGTCAGATGGTATAGTATTGTTAACCATGTGTTGATGTGCAGCCGATACAGTAGTCAGATAGTCTTTATACTCAGGCGATGAAACAAAACGCAGGTCACCAAACTCATTTTCAGTAACTGACATCCAGATCATAGGTTCGCCGTTTAAATATATATCAGTCATAACTTGTTTCCCTTCATTAGATGAAGGGGCTGGCAACCACTGCCAGCCCCTAAGTTGTTATCGCTTGGCGATGTTTAACACCGCGTTCAGCGCCTTAATCATATCTTCGATATCGAATGGCGCGTTCTCAGCATTGCGGCATTTCTTGATGCCATCATTCGCCATATCTCGGCACCATTCATCCAGCGTGCGTGTCCGGCTGGCTTGTGTACCAGCTGCAAGCGCTTCACGCTTTTCCAAGGCACGTTTGAAATCGTTGCGACGTGCACCGATTTGTTGTTGCCAATAGCGCTTGTTAAACTTACCGCTTTCGGTTAGCGCCTTGGTTGGTGTGTCCAGCAATTTCTGTGTTGCTGGTGTGAAGCCTGCGACGATTGCCTTAGTCAACCCTTCGAATTGCTCAGGCGTTGCAGTAGACTTGCTGACCTCGCCTTTCGGTGAGATTAAGTCAGTAGATTTCCAACCCTCAGACACAAACAAATCGACAGCCGTTTGTGTGGCGCGTACTGACTTGTTAGTGATGGAAACAGCGTTGGCGATAGCGCTAGCCAACTTAGCGTTAATGATTTTTTGCATAACAAATCCCTTTCGTATGCAATGGATGAAGCGGCAAACCGTTTGCCCCTTCGATGATTTAACTATGCCACATGATAACTTGTTTTGGTAGGGATGTTTTGACATATGATATCTTTTATTAACATCTAATGACGTTTGATTTGTTAGTGCTGCACTAACTTTTTGCCAGATGCGCGACCCTACCCGCCCCCCATGCCCCGCTTTGCCTGACTTGGTACCATCAGCTATCTAGTATTACTAATCTGTGTGAATAATCACAAAGTTTCTGAGTTTGCCTTGCCCTAAGTCCATTCTGCTGTTTAGTATGCTGCGATGAGATATAAGGACACAGAAGAGTATCGGGTGCGTCAACGTGAGTACGGGCGAAGTTGGTACCAGCGTAATAAGGAGAAACATCAAGCTGATGTTAATAGGAATAGACGTAGGCACAAAGCTATCTGGCTAGAATACAAAGCCACAGTATCGTGCAGTAAGTGTGGTATGCAGCACCCAGCGGTCATAGATTTCCACCACAAAGAAAAACATCCAGATAACCGACGAGTGAATGAGCTGGTCACTGCAGGTAGATGGAAAGCTGCATACAAAGAGATAGAGGAACGGTGCATCCCGTTATGTGCTAACTGCCATAGAATTTTACATTGGGATGAATCTCACTAAGTCGTTATTTTCCCAGATCAGACCCCCCACCCCCTCTATATATGGAACACCCCCCGGTAGGAGTCCCAACCTCCTTGCGTAAAAATAAATTATTGTGTATAAAACATAACTATCGGTTAACAACCTGCGTAAAAAGTTATGACGATAGTTATAGAACCTGAAATTGGTGTGCCATTTACCCCAGATGTGCCGTATATAGACTTGCGTGCACGGGCAGAAGCAGCTTGTGCTACCATACAGGAGCTTAAAGAGCACGGTTTAGAGGTAGAACCTACCAAAGAAGACCAAGATATTGCCGCTGCATTAGCTACATCCTACGCTACAGACCCCGAAAAGACCTCTAAGAAGGTGACAAACAAGCGTGCAGCTACCCTTACCCCTGCATCATTGGTGCTTACTGGGGGTATTTTGACTGAATTTGGGCAAGCTGTGGTTGAAAGTTCACTGCAAATACGTCATTTGGTCACTAATAAGCTAATTTTAGAGACCGACAACCCCGATCCGAGGGTTCGAGTGCGTGCATTAGAGCTACTTGGCAAGATTTCTGACGTTGGATTGTTCTCGGAGAAGTCTGAAGTGACGATTACGCACCAATCTACGGATGATTTGAAGGAAAAACTACGTGCAAAGCTGATGAAACTGGCAAATCCAGACGATGATATACAAGATGCAGTAGTAATAGACGGCGAAGCGCTAGATGTAGACGCTGAATTAGGTATAAAAAACGATGACTGAAGCCGCGCTGGACTTTAGCGAAGCAGAAATCGAACAAATGCTCGCCAACCTCGACGCTTTTTCGCCGGACGAGGTCGCGGAGATTGACCGGATGGTGGGCGAACTAGCCACCAGAAATGCGAATAAGAAGGCATATGACGATCTTATAGTTTTTTGCAAACATATGCAACCGGACTACATAGTTGGGAAGCACCATAGGATGTTAGCAGATATGCTCATGGCTATTGAGCGTGGAGAAAAAGATCGTATATGCGTTAACATCCCACCACGTCACGGCAAGTCTCAGCTTGTGTCTATTATGTTCCCAGCGTGGTTTTTAGGGCGTAATCCTGACAAAAAAGTCATGATGGTGTCACATACTACCGATCTTGCAGTAGATTTTGGTAGAAAAGTGCGTAATCTTATAAACACGGAGCAATATAGAGAGATTTTTCCTACTGTAGCTCTGGCGCAAGACTCAAAATCTGCAGGTAGGTGGAACACAAGTGTAGGAGGAGAATATTATGCGTGTGGTATTGGTTCTGCCCTTGCTGGTCGCGGTGCTCACCTCTTGCTCGTTGACGATCCCCATTCCGAACAAGATGTCATTAACGGAAACTTTGAGGTCTTTGACAAAGCATATGAATGGTTCACCTTCGGAGCGCGTACACGACTAATGCCTGCGGGCAAAGTAGCTATTATCCAGACACGGTGGCATATGGACGACCTTACTGGGCGTGTCGTTAGAGATATGGGGCAGAACGAACGCAGCGATCAGTATGAAGTTGTTGAATTTCCTGCTATACTCGACGTTACAAACAAAAAGACCAAAAAGGTAGTACAAAAACCGCTATGGCCTGAGTTTTTTGACTTGGAAGCCTTGCTTCGTACGAAAGCGTCTATGCCTGCGTTTCAGTGGAACGCTCAATATCAGCAGCAACCGACGGCTGAAGAAGCCGCGCTGATTAAAAGAGAGTGGTGGCGGGAATGGACTAAGGAGACTCCACCCGTCTGCGAATATGTTATAATGTCTTTAGACGCAGCTGCGGAAACCCACAATCGTGCTGACTATACGGCGCTTACAACGTGGGGAGTGTTTATGAATGAGCAGGAGAGCGCGTACCACATAATACTATTAAACAGCATAAAACAACGTTTAGAGTTCCCAGAACTTAAAAATCTTGCTATGGAAGAGTATGCGGATTGGGAACCAGACGCATTTATTGTTGAGAAGAAGAGCGCGGGTACAGCCCTATACCAAGAAATGCGGCGTATGGGTTTGCCTGTTCAGGAGTATACCCCACATAGAGGGTCGGGAGATAAGTTAGCCCGTCTTAATTCTGTGGCAGACATTGTAGCATCAGGTATGGTATGGGTTCCGCAGACTCGTTGGGCAGAAGAAGTTGTAGAAGAGATTGCAGGGTTCCCTTTTATGAGTCACGATGACTTGGTGGACTCTACCGTAATGGCGCTTATGCGTTTTAGACAGGGGGGTTTCATTACACTACCTAGTGATGAGCCAGAAGAACAACGATACTTTAAGCAGCGCCGTAGCGGGTTTTATTAAGAGGTAAGAACATGGCAGTAGAAAAAGGTTTATACGCAGCGCCAGAGGGCATGGATGAAATGCTTGAAGGAGATAAGCCAGAAGCGGAATTAGAGATTGAAATTGTCAATCCTGATATGGTTATGCTTGATGACGGCAGTATGGAAATAACAATTATTCCTGATGCTGACGACTCAGACCTTCTACCGTTTGATGGGAACCTAGCTGAAGCGCTTGATGATGGGCAGCTCGCAGGTTTAGCAGAAGACCTTCTTGGGTTAATTGACGCAGATATCGAAAGCCGGAAAGACTGGGCAGACACGTTTGTCAAGGGTCTAGATGTGCTTGGCTTCAAATATGAAGAGCGCACGGAGCCATGGGAAGGTGCATGTGGCGTGTATTCCACAGTACTCGCAGAGGCTGCTATCCGGTTCCAAGCAGAGACAATGAGTGAGACTTTTCCTGCGTCCGGGCCTGTAAAGACAAAAATCATTGGGCAGGAAACTAAAGAAAAAGAAGAAGCTGCGCTCCGTGTCAAAGCTGACATGAACTATGAATTAACAGAGAATATGGTTGAGTACCGCCCAGAACACGAGCGGCTACTTTACAGTCTTGGGCTTGCCGGTTCTGCGTTCAAGAAAGTCTACTTTGATCCTAATCTAGGGCGTCAAGTAGCTATTTATATACCCGCAGAAGATGTAATTATCCCGTATGGCGCTAGTCATATTGAAACCGCCGAGCGTGTAACTCATGTGATGCGGCGCACTAAGAATGAACTTAAAAAGCTACAGGTAGCTGGGTTCTATCGGGATGTAGACCTTGGAGAGCCACAGCCTTACCATAGCGATATTGAGAAACGTAAAGCAGAAGAAGGTGGGTTCTCCTTAACTGATGATGACCGGTATTCGGTCTATGAAGTTCATGCAGACCTTGTTATTGACGGCGTTGATGAAGACGAAGACGAGATTGCTAAACCTTACGTAGTTACTATTGAGCGTGGCACTAGTGAGGTGCTGTCTATTCGTCGTAACTGGAACCCAGACGATCCGCTTATGTTGAAGCGCCAGCATTTCGTGCACTACGTATATGTGCCGGGATTTGGGTTCTACGGACTTGGACTGATCCATATCATTGGTGGGTACGCACGTGCAGGTACATCGCTGATCCGTCAGCTTGTTGACGCAGGCACACTATCTAATCTTCCGGGTGGTCTGAAGTCTCGCGGGCTTCGTATTAAAGGGGATGATACACCAATTGAACCCGGTGAGTGGAAGGACGTTGACGTGCCGTCAGGGTCTATCCGCGACAATATTATGCCCCTTCCATACAAAGAGCCTAGCCAAACTCTTCTTGCCCTCTTGAATCAGATTACAACTGAGGGCCGTAGGTTAGGCGCTATCAGCGATATGAACGTCTCTGATATGTCTGCTAATGCTCCTGTGGGCACAACTTTGGCGCTATTAGAGCGTACGTTGAAGCCAATGGCAGCTGTTCAGGCTCGTGTCCACTACGCTATGAAGCAAGAATTTAAGATGCTCAAAGCCTTAATGGCTGAGTATGCCTCGCTAGAATATGACTACAAGCCTGTGCGTGGAGAAGTTAGCGCGCGTCAGGCAGATTATATGATGGTAGATGTGATTCCTGTTAGTGATCCTAACAGTTCTACTATGGCACAGCGAGTGGTTCAGTACCAAGCAGTGTTACAGATGGCTCAGTCTGCCCCGCAAATCTATGATCTACCACAGTTACACCGGCAAATGATCGAAGTATTAGGGGTCAAAAACGCCGATAAACTTGTGCCAACTGCCGATGATGTGAACCCGACTGATCCAGTTAGTGAGAACATGGCTGCGCTAGTGGGTAAGCCAGTCAGAGCGTTTATTTACCAAGACCAAGACGCTCATATAGCTACACATATGGCGTTTATGCAAGACCCACAAGTTGCTCAGATGATTGGGCAGAACCCGCAGGCACAGCAGATTATGGCTTCACTACAGGCGCATATCGCTGAACATCTCGGGTTTAAGTATCGTAAACAGATTGAAGAGCGTCTTGGAGTTGAGCTGCCACCACCGGGTGAGGAGTTACCAGAAGAGATTGAAGTTAATCTGTCACGTCTCGTTGCTGATGCTGGTAAACAACTTACACAGGCAAACCAGCAGCAGGCAGCACAGCAGGCAGCACAACAACAGCAGCAAGACCCAATGTTCCAGCTACAACAGCAAGAATTGCAGGTTAAAGCGCAAGAAGTACAACGCAAAGCTGCTAAAGATCAAGTCGATGCACAGATTAAACAAGAAGAGCAGAAACGCAAACTCACCAAAGATATGGTGGACGCTAAACTTGAAGAACAACGCATAGAACTTGAAAAACTAGAAGTTGGCATCGACGCTAAAAAAGCGGGGGTCAAGCTACGCGCAGAAACTAGAGCTGCACAGAACAAAGCTGATCTTGAAGTTCTAAATATTTTGGAGAAAAATAGGAACAAGTAATGGCTAAAACCGTCTTTGACGTGCTTAAAGATAAACTTACCGAAGATAAATCTTCAGCACTACAGTTTCTTGGAGGGGGAGGAGCAAAAGACTTCGCCCAATACAAGGAGATAACAGGCTTAATTCGAGGTCTCGATGCTTGTTATAA